AGTACATACCTTCAGAATCAGCACTTAGTTTAGATGTAGGGCCAAAAGGGATAACAGTTTCTTCAGTAGCATAGTCAACTAATGAATAAAAAGATTTACTAGTAAAGTATTTTACATCTAAAAAGTTAGAAGAAGTAACAAATCTACGGGTAGGATATAATTCTCTTACATTAAGTCTAAATTTAGGTTCTTCTATAGTTTTAAATTCTTGTTTATTATTTCTTAAAGTTACATATATGTCACCTGTTTTTAAAATTTTACTATCAATTGCAGCACTAGTATCATAATCGGAATCATCCCATGATATATCTAAATATGCAGGGTATATAGTATGGGTGTCTACAGAGAAAAAATTTAATTCTCCATCTGATATAGCTGTAAATTCTTGGGATTCTGAACGTTTTAATATAAATCCATTATTAGTAATACCATTTGGGTAAGTAGCTGAATTATTACTAGCACTATAATGTTTTAAAACTGGAGAAGTTACGTTTAAAGAAATATCTAATTCATCATTATATCCATAAGTTCTATTTACTTCAAAACCAGATCCAGTATACCATATTCCCCCTCCTTTAGCATCATCCGTCCAGCTACCTGTGGCTCCTGAAGGAAGGCTACTTGTACTCCAAACTGTTCCTATAGCTCCTAATTTTACAGAATTTTCACTACCATCACGAAATAACCAAGATACTCCATCCGTTATTTTAGGTTCATTATCTAATCTACCTGTACCATTTACCCAACTTTCTGCTAGTGGGTATGCTTCTAAATGTTGATCTATACTTAATTCCTTATGTTCTGTTTGGTATAATTTTAAACTAGCCGTGATTATGGTTTTATCCTGGGCCCTATCATTAATAACACTATTAACTTCATTATTTTTAAATTGGATTAATATTCTGCTAGGATAGTAGTTATTATCTGTAAAGGATTGTTCATCCCTAATGGTTAATATTTCATCAATACCCGTATTAGTAGATTGGTTAGTGGGATGAGAATATATTGTAGCGTCTTTTTCAGGAAATAGGAAGTAATGTGCCATTGTTATTAATTATCGAGTTACTCTACCAATTATATCATTATTAGGATATTTCAATTCAAATATTGAAGGGTCTACAGGAGGATATATTACATTATTTCTAGTAGCTGCTTCAAAATTATATTTAAATTGTGAATAACCACTATTAATTCCAAATTTATTATTAATAGTAATTTTACCTACATTTTGAACCCCGTCAACATTATATAATATATTAGATATATCACCTACAATTATGGGTTGATTAATTTGCCAATTATCTATATTAAAGAAAGTTCTTAAATTATTAATACATGTAACTAAAACCCGTTCATTATTAAATCCTTTTTTAACACTAATATCAAATTCTATATTAAAGTTAAGTATAGATGCATTTTTAATATTAATAGCATCCGTTAACATTCTATATTGTTCCATATAGGTAGCTAAATTTTCTTTAGCAGCTAAGGGTAGAGTTTCTAAATTTTTATTTAAATCATATCCTAAAACATATAGATTCAAAGCATTTGGATTAGCAATACGTTTATTAGTTTCTAAAGAAATTTGATTATCTTGGGCTATATAAGCTTTAGCTATATTACCAAATTGTACGGGTAATGATAAGGCTCTAAATATATAATCTTCTTTAGTTACAGTACGTTTTTGGGCAGCAAATTGGGCTACAGTATTAAGACGTATGTCTTGAGCCGAATCTCCTGGCCCACCACCTAAAGCAGGTTCAGGGTTAGTGCATGCTAAGGAATCTATAGCTGTGTTTAATACACTCGTACTTAATCCTCCTTTTCGTGGCGTAATAACTGCATTACCTATTCTATTAATAGTATTAGCGTTTGTATTAGCACTTATACCTCCTCCTACCATATAAGTAATTGTTAGGGTAGTGTTCGAAGGGGCTTCTCCGTACGCTTTAGTATATAAAAAGTTTGAAGGATCATAAGCTCGATCTAAATTAGATCTACCATCAGCTATTCCTAAACCTATATTATCTGGGTTAGGAATTATAGTAGTATCATCACCGCCCGTAGATCCTGCTCCGAAATGGATTTCTAATTTTTTATTAGATCTAAATCTAGTAATAAACCTTTTAGATACTTTTTTAGTTCTTAATAAATAAGGAACTTGCCCACTATATTGAGGTAAATCAGGATCATAAGCTTCACTATTAGGTACTTCTTCAAATACAGTTTCTTGGGCTAAATATGGAACTTCAGTCCATGTATTACCTTCTGAATCTACTATAGATTGAATACCTATTATATTAGTATCATCTAATGATAATGTCTTAAAACGTTCTGCACCCGCTATAGTAAAAGTAGTTGTTTTTAGTTCAGCACTAATAGCTTTAGTTTTCTTTTTTAAAAGAAAATATTCAGGTTGGGTACCATTTAAAGAATATACAGTCTGTTCAGTAGGATCGGCAGATGAAGAAAAAGCAAAATCTACAGCATCTTGAATTATATAACGGTTATTAGTACTATTATTAGGTAAAAAATCAGAGTTAGCTTCTATTCTATAAGCATAATCAAAATCTGGATCTCCATTACTAGTAGCAGGAATTTGTTGGAATAATTCTAAATCTACAACAGCTGGACTAGTAACAGTAGGTACATATCCTAGATTATATGCTAAGGCATATAAATTTTCTCTTTCTTGGGCATATTGTAAAAATACTTCTTGAATCTGGGCATCTGTATAAAATGAAAGAACATCTCCTACATAGGAAGCCATTTCAATAAACATAGTTCCTGGGCTACCTTCTGTAAAATCATTAAGTAAATCAGGGTAATATATTTCTGCCATATTGATTAAAGCTGATTTAAAATCGCTAAAATCCTTATCTAAGTACCTTACAGGTTTATTATTGTCTTTTGCTGTTGAGTATGCCATTATACTTCGTTATTAAAGTTATCGTTAGTAAAACTTAAAGTAACTGAATCTTCTTCATCATTATTATTTAAACTATAATTAACTGTCATGTTGAGAATATGACCTTGTAATCCACTGTCTCTAAGGGCTATGTTTTTTATAGTAATTTCAGGGACGTATTGCTCAACTTGGGGAGTAACTATTTCTCTCAATTCTTCCCCTGCTATAGGGGTATTTTGTTGGAAAAGTCTGTTTTTTAAACCTGCACCAAAATTGGGGTGGTGTAATCTTTCTCCAGGTGATGTTAATAATACATTTATCAATTTTGATTTAGCATGAGCCCTAGTAGTATAATCTAAATCAAATATCTTTTTTTTATTAAAAGGTAAACGTATCCCCACTGCGACTTTTTCATCAATGTCAACAGGGTCTATTTTAATAGGTTTACGTAATTTAATAGCCATTAGGGTCTAAAATCTTTTTTCTTGTCAATAGCTTCCATAAGCTGAGAATAATCCTTATTTAAAAACTGGTTTACAGGATCGTTAGTATTAAATGTTTCTTCAGCCGTTGGGGCCATAGCAGTTTCGGATAGTAAGGAATTTAAAGTATCGTTCCCTGTAGAAAAATTAGGGGGAGGCATTTGGGCTTTAATTTTAGATCTAAATTCTTCTTTTAGTGAATTATCTTCTATTTTTTCTTGTACTATAGGCTTAGATGTAGATAATTCTTCTTTTAATACAGCCATTTCTCGCCTTAAGGCATAATCAATTTCTTCGCGTACAACTTTTCTAATAATTTTTTCGAAAGCACTTAATTTCATCGCTATTAGTTTTTAATAAATATAAGTTATTTTAATTTATTGTAGTTTCTATTGTATCTGATCTATATAATTCGGTTCCAGGTCCGTCTTCCCTAGTTTCAATTTGAATTTTACGTGTTCCTGGGTATATTAAATCCGTTATTACTGTAGATAAATTATTAGGATCAGATAGGTATTCTTCTAATGTAGTACCAGACAATAATGAGTTTTCATTTCCATCACCTGTAGTAGTATCTTGTAGTTCTGGTAAGTTTAATCCTAAAATAAAATTAGTCCATATAGTATTAATTTGTTCTAATAATAGGGTTAATTGATCTATTACTGATTGGGTATTTAAAATACCTATATTTATAGGATCCGCTAGTAAATTTATTTCTTTATCAAAGAAGTTTTTGAATGTAGGTAAAGAATTACTAATATCACTAAATTTTTGGATATTATCCTTAGCCATTTTTTTAAAATCCCCTGATTTATTAATTACAGTACCACTTACAACAGGTGTTACTTGGGTTGCTAAAATGCCATCTATTATTATAGGGAGGCCTTTAAGTACTTCTATAAATTCCTTTAATGGGCTACTGTTTAAAAGATTATCTAAAAATGTAAATCTTTCATTTATACCCGTTAATTTTTTTTCAATAGCTTTTAATTCCTCATTTGACCTTTCTAATTTTTGTATAACTCCTTCTATAGTTCTAGTAGTTCTTTGGTAAACCCTTTCAGCTTTTTGTAAAGCCGTTGGAGAATTTGAAGCTAAATTATTTAATTCATTTTTAAATGATTCTGGGGAAGGTATATTAGAATCAAAAGTTTCTTGAGCCTTTTTTTTAGAAATGGCTAAAATTTTATCTTTAGATTCAGATAGTTGCTGAGATGCTCTATTTAACGCACTATTTACTATATTATTTATCATTTTATAAATACGTTTTTACTATCTATATCATCTAAGCGGGTTCTAATTTTAGCTAAATCTCCTAAAATAGTTTGTGCTAAACCTAAATTAACACCTGGGTTAGGACCCATTAAACCTGATGTATTAGGATATGAGATTTGAAAAAACATTTCTAAAGCTCCAATTAAATCACTTAATAGTAATTTTAATTCCCTACTTCTAACAGCGGGTATATTAACATCTTGACCATTTTCAATAGGACCTATATAAACCGTAGGGCTATTTAAAAACATATCGCCATTACCATTTACATGAAATTCACCATCAGTTTTAAATAAAAATAAGTTTTTAGATGAAAATACACTGTCATCACGGCCATTAAATACTAATCGATCGCTATCAATTAATATTTGTTTACCTACGAATTGATCTTCTTGTATAAATGTAGTAGCCATTATATTAGCATTTTATTAGATATATCAATAAATAAATCACTATTCCACCCAGGGAAAAAATCATTTCCAGTAATACCTAAAGGTTGGCGAGTGCTTAAATCGCGATTTTCATGTCCCCAGATATTATAAAATTTTATATTTCTATATTCGTATTTAGATTTAAGTCTAGATACAAACCTAGGTACATTAAATCCAGGACATGCTTTATTTGATATTTGGTTATGACCTAATATTTGAATATTAGGGTATGTTTCTACATATTTTTTTATTAATTGACCTAATCTTGTTATTTGTAATTGAGTAGCATCATAATTTTCTCGATGGCCTATCCAACTAAGGTGGATACTATTTTGATTTATTCCTAAAGCGCCATTTGTAATTATACTGTCTGGATAACAACGAGTAGCATTACCATCTCTACCAATTATCCAGTGGTAACCCCCTACATTCCAGCCGATTCTATCTTTTTCATTAAGGAAATATCTCATTAAACTTGCTGGGGTAGAAGTAGTATCAGTAGCTGTTGTGTGGATACATAAATATTTTATATTTCTATTTACAAGATTGCGATTATTCATTTCTAAATCCGGATCCGGTTGGGGGAGTTTCAAAAGACCCCCATTTTTATTTTTAAATACAGGTTCTCCCCCATCTTCCCATCTATATTGGGCATCTATATTAATTTGTTTATAATCGGTTTCTGATGGGATTTCATCAGGATTTAGATTTTCCTCCCCAATTATAACAAATGGTTGATTTTCAGCCTCAGGGATTGCAAATTCAGTACCTGATATTTCAATTAATTCTTCTTCATATTTTAATAGTTCTTCTCTAACCGACTCATCTAATGCATCAAATACAGGATCTCCAGAACTAGTAATAGGAGCAGGTTCTTGTAATGTAGAAGTTTCTACTTGGGGTCCATCAAAATTAAATTGTATTGGTTGAGTATTTAATTCAGCCTCAGGTAATGCCCGAGGAACTATTACTGAGGGTGATGCACTAAGTTCTTCTAGAGGTTGCTTA